CGCCGCATAGTCGATGCACATGCGCATGCCTGTCATGCCGTGACGGTGCCATTGGGTGCCGAGCGACGCGAACAGCGCAAAGGCTTGCGCTTCGTCCGGCGCCAGCTCGATCACGCCGGATTGATCACCCGTGCCGGCGAGACGCTCTTCCATCCATTTGGGCATGATCGCGGCGCGGGTCATTGGATCGTCATTCTTCCGGGTGCCGCCGCCGCGCCCACTTGCCCAGGCGCGCGCGGCGGCTTTCAGTTTCCCGCGCGCTCTTTCGGGCGAGCGCTGCGGCAGTCGGCATAGGCCTGGAGGATCGCGCGAAAGACGTTTGGCACCTTGAGCAGCATCGTAAGATGCTCATCATCAAACTTGAGCGCCTCGCCGTTTTCGGCAGCGACTTTGCGCCAATCGACGGCGATTTCCTTGATCAGGGTGAGCGAAACAGCGGACGGAGCAGACCCAGTCTTGCCCATGACGTCATCGACCTTGCTGGTGTTCTTAATGAGGAAGGCGACATGCTCATCTTCATCAAGAATGCGGAACCGCATCTCGAATTCATTGTCGATGACATCGCCATCTTCCGACACGCTGCAGAACACGACAGGCCACCAAGCCATGGGGGCGGCGACAATCTTAAACATAGGTCTGATCCTTGATGAGATGGTGGGGCCGGTTGTCTCGGCCGTGCCCCGGAAACAGCTCCGTCTCCCCAGCCCGGACGCCAGGGAGCGTCATTGCTGGGTCTGCTAGCGAGCGGTGATGGTGAGATCGTCCGCGCCACCGTCCACGGTGTGCGAAAGCGTGATGGTCCACATCAGGATGTCGTCTTCCTGACTTTCCGTAATGTCGGTGATCTGGACCTTCTCAGACGCCATCTCGATGATGTTGCCCGCCACCGTTCCGTGGGTAAGGCTCCATTCGATCAGATCGCCGGTCCGAAGCGTCGTGATATAGTCCTTGGTGGCAATGTCCGGCGCTTCCACGACAGCGGTGGACGTGAGCGCATGATTGCCACGACGGGCATAGCGCTTGCCGATGAGGTTACGCATCGCGGTGGTCACACTGGCATCAGCGCGCCAGCTGCGCGTCACGACAGCATAGCCGCCGAGCAGCATTTCGGTGTTGTCGATATTGACCTCAACCGGCTGCTGCCAGCGGGTCAGATCGGTCGCACCCGGCGCCGCCTTGGAGAAGGGCGTTGCGGCCGGGATCATGCCCAACCAGGTGAAGCCGATGAACGGATAGGCGCCGGCCGTGAAGTCCAGCGTGAAAGAGCCAACCGAGCCGATCATCTTGCGGCGCTGGTCGCTCATGAAATCATACTGAGTGAGGGAGGAAGCCTGCACGCCCGGCAACGCGAAATTCTGCACAGCGTCCGTGTCGGCCGTGAGGACCGGAGCATTCATGCCGCAGCCTTCCAGCAGAACCATCCAGGGCGCCGCCGTGCCGGCATCGCCAGAACCGGCAATCTCGACTTCATAGCTGATCGTGCGACGCTCGTTGCTCGGCACACTGGCAAGAGCGCCATAAATGCGCTGGTCAAGGTTGCGGTCCAGTCGATCGAGATCGACAGGCTTGCCGCTATAGTTGCGCGTGAGGATTGCGTTTGCGGCCTCGGTCGGGACGCTGTCCACGCCGTAGGTCACTTCCTTTTTGGCGAGAACGACCGCCACCCAATCAACCATCTTTCTTCTCCGTCTTGCTTTCGGTCAGGACGGGAGGCTTCGGCGCCGTGGGTGTGGGACTGCCCACGGCGCCACCAGAGGACCAAGCCTCCGGATCAATGTTCGGATCGGGCTTCTTCAGCTCGGCCAGGGCGCGCAGTCGCGCCGGCCCGCTGAACGGGAGGCCCCAGCCATCCAGCTCCCGCCCGGCCGCATCAACCTTGCGCGCCTGGGTGGGCTGGTCCTGACTGGTTTCGACTTTCGCGCCGCTCATTGACTTTCCTTCCTGATGTCGGGAAAAGCCCTAGATGATCGGCGCGCACGGCATGACCGTGCCCCCAGGCACGGTCATCAGGCGGAAAGCGTAACTATTCCCGCGATTTTCGGATGTGGCGCGACGCGGTGAAGAACACCGCCCAAGTCACCTTGCCGCGATCGACGCCGACAAGTCGTGAGCCGGCAAATTCGCAGGGGCCGGACGCGTCCGGATGCGTCCAGCCTATCAAGGCATCTTCCACCGCGCGGGTATGTTCGGCGAGATCCTCGCCGACCTTGCCCTGCAGTCGTGCACCTTCGACCACGATCGCGACCGCAAAGGTTTCGACGACCTTTTGATCCATGACGCCCGTGCCAAGACGATTGGGCTGACCGGCTTCGCGCTCCGGCATCACGAACAGCGCGGGCGAGATGCGCGGCGGCTCGGTCTGGGTTGCCAGCTCCAAAATGCCTTCAGCATGCTTGAAGCCCGCCGCTTTGAGACGGTCAGTGATGGGTGTGGCGCGAATCATGCCGGCTCTCCGAACAGCCTAGCCAGCCAGTCGGTCATGACATCCACGACAGAGGCATTTTCGGCGGGACCGAACCCGATATACTGACGACGCGGCATCACGACCTTGGAGACGATCCGACCGCCGAAGCTAAGCGCGCCCGCTTTGCGCGGCTCGATCGTGCCGCCCTCATTATGGATGCGTGCATAGCGGGCGGGGCCGCCTGTGCGCAGGACGCCAACGGTTGCGAAGTCACGGCCGAATTCGGGCACGATCTGATTGAAGAGCGCGCGCGATTTCTGAAGCAGCGGATGGCCATCATCCTGCCCATCGTCATTGCGGCGCTTTGTCCAGGGCATGCCCATCGGATCTTGCTCCTGGTCGAAGCGCGCGCGGATGTGGGACATCCAATCATCGGCAATATCGGCCATTGGCTGGGTCATATCTTCGCCGGCACTGATCGCGCGGGACAAGGCGCTGTTCAGCGCCTCATCCTGCAGATCAATTGTGACGTCGAAACCCTTGCTCATCGCCGGAAGCCTGCGAGCCCGTCAGGATACAGCCGCCCGACCGAACCGGGCGCAATAAGAACAGGCGACGCGCTGGGCGCCTCGGGCGCGGCCTCATCGCCCAGCGGCATCGTTCCAGCCTGGATACGCTCCAGCATGCGGGTGGATGCTTTGGCCTGGTCCTCGACACCCTTGCTCGGCCCATTGGGGTAGAGCCGCGCCCGCGCCAGATCCGTGATGATCGTTTTGAGGATCTCGGGCACCGCCCCGATTTGGACGGTGAAGCGTCCGGCGATGTGCGCCTGTGTCACCGCCTGGGCCGCGACGAGGGCGCCCACCAGCAATCCGCGATCAATGCGCCCGTCGCCAATGCCATCGGTCGCCGCGATCACTTCGGGCAGGCCGACACGATCGACAAATTCAGTGATGCTGAGCCATGGCGCGCCACCATCCGGCATCGCCCAGGCGGCATCGACCACGAGAATTTCCAGCTCGGTTTCGGCGGTCTGGCCATCGGCATCGTCGGCGCGCGCCGTGATCAGATAGCGCTCACCGTCAGAACCGCCCGAAATGGCGAGCATCACCGCGCCCAGGGCGAGCGTCGGAACGACTGTGAGTGGGACAGCGCTAGCGACCAGACCACGCGCCACAGCGGTGACATCGTGAAAGGCGGTGACGGTGCTGACGCCATTGAACGTGATGGGCCGATGCAGCTGCTCGGCCGGCTGTTTCAGGACGGTTTCAAGTGGCATGCAACGGGCCTGTAAAACAGCTGAAGAATGAGAAGGCCGAGACGATCAGCCAGACAAATAGGGAGATGCAGAAAGCGGCGAAGCCCTTGCCGAAGATCTGGCTGGAGCCGATCCCGTGGTTGAACGGCAAAGCCGCACCGGCGCACATGAGCAACAGCCCCAACGCTGAGAGGCCAATGGCCAGAGCGAGCAGCGGGGACATCACGTCCCCGGCTTCGCTTTACGGGCTGGCTTTGCTGGCTTCTCACTGGTAGCCGCTTCCCCCGTGTTGCCGGCCGGGGATGCGGACGTCTCCGTTGTCGTTGCCTCGATCGGCGCGGCGACTTTGGTGCCTTGGTCGGCAGCATTTTCAGCACTCGACGGTGTTGGCGGTGGGGGGAAAAGATCGGC